GAAAAATTAAGTCAGTGGGATCAAATGAAACGCATTAGTCTTCAAGACTATTCTGTAGATCTTTATAACTTTTTATCGGAGTTTGGATACCATGCGTGATGTTAGACTAGGGCTGGTAGTTGATCCACTGTACTGGGCTGATACTCCGCAGATACGCATTGAATTTAATCACAAGTCCTTGTTTGAAGACTCACTGATCAAGATAAAACGATTTAGTTGGCAACTGCCCGCCAATGATGTTAATCGATTGAGTGTGTTCTTTTTAAACAAGCGGGACGCCGACACAGTTGACAATTTAGACAAAGCTGTTATTATTAAAGAAATTGAATTGGAAGGATTGCGGTACCCAAGTTTCATGCACAAGAGTTGGTACCGGCCTGAATATTCGGCAGGATACTATCACTATGCCAAAGAAAATAATATTGCAGTGGAGCCGGTGATACATTCAAATTATCTCGGGTTCAATGGCGAGTGGTTTTTAGAATTTGCCTGGCCGACCTTTACTTGGATATATGAAACCGAAACAAACAAATTGGGTTGGATTTATGAAAAAAATATATGATTTGGAATATGATGATAACTATTAGTCCATGGTATGGTTGTACGAAAACTCTCAAATCTCAGAACTACCCGAAGACTGTGTCGGATTTGTCTATTTGATCACAAATAAACTATCTGGCCGGAAATATATTGGAAAAAAATTAGCAAAGTTTAGCAAGACAACCTATAAAGTAGTAAGACTCAAGAACGGCAACAAGAAGAAGAAACGAATCAGAACCAAAATAGACTCAGACTGGCAACTATACTATGGCAGCAACGATCAACTCAACAAAGACATTGCAGAGCTAGGCTCAGACAACTTCACAAGAGAAATATTATTTTATTGCCGATCCAAGGCCGAATGCAGTTACATAGAAGCTAGAGAGCAATTTAATCATAGAGTATTAGAGTCAGACAACTACTACAACGGCCAGATAGTGTGCCGCATACATGGTAGTCACATCAAAAATAAAATACAAACTTAGACAGGCAACAACACACTCTGTTTGGTCGAGGTAGCTCGACTCGCAAGGAGGAACGGTGAGATACCCGGTCCGGAATAGCTTGCGTGTGAAAGGCAACTGCTAACTAAAGGCAGCAAATGGTTTGGGCTCCGTTGAAAAAGATACGACCCATGCTCGTAGGACTTGGTTTTGTTATTGGGTCACTAGGGTTCCGTTGATATGTGAAGCTAGAGTAGGGGGTACCGGTCAACCGCCTCCATCGTGAAAACGAATCTCTTTATAACAAATGACAGTGCTACTCGGATAATGTAGAAGTCAGTTCACCGTGCATACGGTGAATTGTGACCGATTAATCTGGATAATGCGAAAGACAAACAAGTTCTTGAGCACAGCGAAAAGAACAGATCTCTCTAAGAGATCTCAAGTAATAGATAATCGTTTAAGTCTTTGATACTCTTTCTGAGCTAGACTATTCTTAAGGTTATGTTCGACTGACTTTGGTTTGCCTTTGTGTCTAGCACTTATCTTTGCTCTCGATTCAAGGGAAAGTAATTCAGCAACTTTCTTTCCTTTATTCCAAGGAGTATGCCCTTTCATCTTTTTCGTTGACTGTTTGGGTTTACCTTTTGTGCTGGCACTTTGTTTAGCAATGGATTCAGCAGATCGCGGACCTGTTTGCTTACCTTTGTTCCACGGGACTCTACCCGTTAGTGATTTACTAACTTTAAGTTTGGTAGCAGATGACAGATTTAACGAGCCATCACCACCGTCTGTTTTATTGTTTAAGATACCTGTGCCGATATCTTTGCGTCCATACCATCTAATTAATCTACGCTCTATGGCTAAAGCACCTAGTTCTGTTAAGTTAGACTCAACAATAATAATCTTAGATTTATCTTTTGGTATTTTAAAATGATGCTTACCCCAGGCTCGACCTTCTTGCCCTTTACCTATATAATAAGGTGTATTATCGGACTTGCGTAGATACGCATAAACATAAAAGCCTGTAGGTGGATTTGTTTTTGTAAATATCATTGCTGATAGTTCCTTTTCAACTGTTAGAGTAGTTGGGCATTGGCGTGCCGCGAACTACACCTTTATTTATTCAAAAACATCCGGATAATCTCTCCACAAGGCGTGCTGGATGTCCCCAGACACAAACTGATTAAAGCTTCTATGCTTGTCCTCGAGTTCTCCTTCTAGTGGAGCAACGCGACGGAAAGCGTCATCAATTTGTGCCATGTCGCGGAATTCCATAATTATGAACCACTCTGGCATATCTGCCACAGATCTAAATCCCATCTTACATCTTGTTATTCTAAATGATAACATTTTACCTTCATCTACAAGATGCTGTAAAAAGCCTCTCATATTTTCAACAAATTCAAGGTCTGATATGTCACCTTCCTTGTTGGCCCAGATAGTGTAGAGATCCATTATTTTTCCTTTGGTTATAATATACATACATAATTATATGAAAATTAAGTTCAATCATAATTTTGGCCACCAGGAGCAGGGCGAGTGTTTTCACTTTGACTGTGAACTGGAGGATGTGACCGAACACGAGTACACAGCGGCTCTAGAGTTTGGATTCTTGTTGACTGTGCGTGACGGAGCTCCGCGCTGGTATCAGAGCCGTAGCACTAGAGTTCGCACTGCTAATACCAACTATGAATTGATGCCTACCGCACATGTGCTGGCAGATCCCTTGCCCCTGACTGAAATGGATCATATCTACACGGCCTACTGCTACTACAAACGATTCAAAAAGTATTTTGAAGTCAACGAATACCTGCCACAGGATCGTTTCATGGCCTACCATACAGATTCGGGTGACTTTGTGGCCTGGGCCAAACTGCGTCACTACTCACCCCAGGCCATAGAAACTGCCTTGTTTGTGTGGGACTACAGCTTGCCAGCTAGCAGATTAGGCACACGTAGTCTAGAACACGAAATTGCCTGGACCAAACAGGAAGGCTACGAGTTTGTATATCTGGGCCCCGGCTACGAACGCAGCAGCCTGTACAAGGCTGACATTGCAGGTTTTGAGTGGTGGACCGGTGATGTCTGGAGCACCGATGTGGACGAATACCGCCGCTTGTGTCGACGTGACAGTCGAATCAAGTCGGTCGCGGATCTTTACGATGTGCAAACACGGATCTAGCATAGTCGTCGGACCAATCACTATAAAATCCTTTGGAGCCCAGCAACTGGGCTCGTTCATTTAGCTCACTCAGACTCTGCACCAACAACAGTGCATACTGTCCTTGATTCATCGTGACACCATTGACCTGTTCAACATCTGCAGGATGATCTGCCAAGGCAATGAGATCCTGCCCAGTCAACCACAAGCGATTGTAGTAGTTGGTGTAGCCTTCTAGCTCTTGTGCTGTGATTGTGGCAGGATCGTATACAAATATCACAACCTTTTTGTCGCCCAGTTTGTTTTGTGACATGCCCACTAGATCGTAGCCGGGACTGGCGCCTAGGCGTAGGTCATATTCCTGATTGAGCCGGGCCTGTCGGGCATAAGGACACGGAGCCCAGCCGCCCAAGGCCGGATGCGGAACTTCCACAAAGTTCTCAACCCAGTGGTTGATATCGGCAGTAACAGTGGCTAAATCCAACATTAGAAAAATGGCAATCCAGTTTTTTTGGTAGTATCCAGATTGTCTTTGATCAAGCTACTGATTATGTTGCGCTCAGCCACACTCAGTTGCAGGGCTTGATCATAGCTGAGACCACCACGCATGTACCAGGACATTTTGATAGCCTCTTGTCTTATTTCCAAGACTTCCTTGTCCATACCTTCGATCATCTTGGAAATCTCGTCAGAGTCCAAGACTAAGAGGCGGGTGCGAAAAAACTCGACATGTCCAAGGTCAAGCTCTGTTTGTATTCATTTGCACACTCGTCACACACCACGTCCAGATCGGGCATTTCAGCCTGGCTCTTGATTTCAATGATGTGATCACGCAGTCGGGCAAACAAGGCACGATCGCAGTTGAGCATGAGTTCTTCGATAAAGGCCGTTTCGGTTACCATAGCCTGCGGAGTACGCACAGCAGCTATGCTTTGTGCCAAGGCCTTGACCGTGACCTGGGTAATGCGCTTGAGAGCCTCGCTGAGATTGCCGATCTTTTCACGTTCGGGCATGTCAGGATCGGGCAACATCTGGAACAGACGCTGTTCTTCAAACTGTAGCTGATTGTTTTCGTTGATGTCACGATACTGCAAGGGACGGAAGAAAAACTCCATGTCACCACTGGTCACACTGGCATCATAGTTGGGTGTTTTTACACGATCTAGCACGGTGCGTAGATCCAAGGTGCGATCGGCACTGGCGTTGCACTTGGGGCAGATGGATCCAAACTCCATGTCGTGTCCGTAGGTGGCCACACGTATGGCGATCAGTATGGTGTCCACGTCCATGGCTGGTACTGCCCAGGCATCGCGTATGGCAGGTATACAGCTTTGTATGACATTGACCACGGCCTGTCCGTTGAACAGGGCGTCAGGAGTACGATAGGTGATCTCGTCTATGGCTGTCATGGGCAGGACTGGCAGTTCGTGATTGGCCGGCATGTCTAAGGTTCCGGCTGGATAAAACCTGCCGTCGCTGGGCAGTTTGATGTAGATCACCGGTTGTCTAAAGTACTGGCTTAGTGGATTTGGGTTAGTTTGGCTCATTTTTTACCTCGGTAAATATAGTTATGGCAAATCAAATGACCCCGGAAGAAATCCAAGAAATCTTCGAAGAGTACGAAAATCAGGTCAAGGCCAATGGCCGGGCTTCCGAGGAAATGACCAAACGGTTCAAAGATGCCCAGCGTGGCGTCAAGGACTACACTGACAATCTCAAGGCCGCAGGACAGGCGTTCAAAAGCAGTTTCAAAGACATGGCCAGCAACCTTACCGACGGTGGCAAAGGCGTCGGCGAATACAGCGATGCACTCCGAAAAGGTGGAGACTACATAGAAAAATGGGCCAGTGATGCAGGTCCATGGGGTCGTGCCGGTGCTCTCATCGTCAAAGGCGCACTGCAATATGCAGCCGCGGTGGCCAAGCAGGCCGATACCCTGTTCAAAGGTTATCAAGACATAAGTCGTGCCGGTGCCACTGGAGCGGAAGGTGTCGAAGGCCTGTACAACAGCATGCAGAAGTTGGGCTATGGTGTGGAGCAACTGGGCGACATGGCCGCAGTGGTCAAAGAAAACTCTGACAGCTTGGCGGCACTGGGTGGCACGGTCAACGAAGGCACCAAACGTTTTGCTGACATGGCCAAAGGCATACGAGATAGCGACCTGGGTCTGCAACTGGAAAAAATGGGTGTCACTGTACAGGAAGAAAACAAGGGTATTGCCAACTATCTAAAGATACAGCAGATAACCGGGCAAGCACAGCTCAAGAGTCAAAAAGAACTGGAACAAGGTGCTGCCGAATATCTCATGCAACAGGAGCGCCTGACCAAGCTGACCGGCGCCACAGCCGACGAGCAGTTGGCCATACGAGAAAAAGCAGCAGCTGAAGAAAGATACGGAGCCAGTCAAGAGTTGCTGAGAGCCAAAAATATGGGTGCTATAGCTGATCGCAATGACGCTCTCAACGCCGTCATAACCAAGCAGTACGGCGAAGGCACCGCGCAAATGTTCCGCAACTTCAGCACCGGCATGATGAATAGCAAAGAAGCGCAACAGTTCCTACGCTCATTCCCAGATGCGGCCCGTATGATCAGAGAAGGTGCCAGCATGGAAGATATTCAGGCGGCCATGAAAGAAAATGGCGCTCGTACTTTGAAAAATGCTGATCTATTAGCAACTGCCGGCCAATCAATGGAAGTATACGGAAATCTAGCTGAAATTCGTAAAGCACAGGCTGCTAAAGATCTTAAAGATTCAGAAAAACAGGCCGACGGTGAAATGAAAGTCACCGACACCGCCACCGATGCCTTGGCCAAAACAGCTAGAGCACAGCGTGACATACGTGACAGCCTGCAGGATCTCAAACAGATAGGCATCATGCCTGTGACCAAGGCCCTGCAGTACTTTACTGACCTGTTGAACGGCATCACCGGTGCTGGCGCAGGCGCGGTTAAAGCCATTGGACCCAAGGGTGCTGGCGGAACCACAGGACCTCAAAGCCTGGACGATGCCAAAAGTGCGGCTGCCCTAAAGAAAATATCCGACAATACGGTTCCGGCCAATGCCTCTGATGTGGACAAGGTCCTGGCCACCATACGCACCAGAGAGTCAGGTGGCAACTATGCGGCCCAGGCCAAGGGATCGTCGGCATCTGGAGCATATCAGTTTATTGACAGCACCTGGAAAGAACAGGCCAAAAAGGCCGGCATAGGAACTGAATTCAAAAGCGCCAAAGATGCACCCAAAGAAGTACAAGATGCTGTGGCCAAGAACTATGTTCAGAACCTGCTCAAGCAGGCCGGTGGTGATGTCAGCAAGGTACCCAATGCCTGGTACACTGGCAATCTGCAAGGCCAAATGTCGCCACAGCAGTTGGCAGCCAACAACGGACTCACTGCCCAGCAGTATCAAGCCAACTGGATGGGCACCTACAACAAGATCGGTGGCTCGGCCATGGCCTCAACCGGCAATACCGCCGGTGCTGCCGCAGTTCCTGCGGGTCCTACATCGGGCTACCAAAACACCATGGCCAACACACAGGCTCCCACCGGTCCGGCCGTAAATCAGGTGGCACAGGCACAGCAAATGCTCACAGGCGGCGGAACTTCTGGACAAAGCGAATCGTCCACCCTGAGCAAACACTTTGCCGAATTGAATCAAACACAAAAAGAACTGTTGGCTGTCAACAAGAAGATATTACAGCGCCAGTCATAATCCGCTAAATATACTACCATGGCAGACAACGACAACAACCGTAAAAAAGGTTGGAAAAAATACTTCAAGGTCGCAAATACCGGCGGCCAACTGAGTCCCATTTCTGGACAGAACCAATTCGGCATGCCAGGCTATCAGCGCCAGCGCGGTAGTGCCGACGAAACACCTGGCACCGGCAACGACTTCAGCTTCCGCAACTATGCCAGCCGCTTGCCCGAAGTGTACTCGGGACACCCCAATCGTATTGAACGCTACAACCAATACGAAAACATGGATCAAGATTCAGAAGTCAATGCCTGCTTAGACATCATTGCTGAATTCAGCACCCAGCTGAATGACGACAACGAAACACCGTTTGACATACACTTCCGTGACAAGCCCACCGATCACGAAATTGAAATCATCAAGAAACAGTTGCAACAGTGGACCAAACTAAACAAGTTTGATCAGCGCATGTTCAAGCTGTTCCGCAATGTGATCAAGTACGGCGATCAGGTGTTTGTACGCGACCCAGAAACCTTTGAAATGTACTGGGTTGACATGGTCAAGGTGGCCCGTATCATTGTAAACGAGTCAGAAGGCAAGCGTCCTGAGCAGTATATCATACGTGATATCAACCCCAATTTCCAAAACATGAGCATGGCCCAGAAGACCACAAGTGACTACTATGTGAGTCGAGCCACAGGAAGTGCAGGACAAACCAACTATACCGCGCCCAACGGCGGTGGCTATGGTGGAGCAGGTGGTGGCACCGGCAACAGTCGTTTTACACAGGCCATGAACGAAAGCTGTCTGGATGCTCGCCACATAGTACACCTGAGCCTGAACGAAGGCCTGGACTACTTTTGGCCCTTTGGACAAAGCATCCTGGAAAACATATTCAAGGTCTACAAGCAAAAAGAACTGCTGGAAGACTCTGTACTGATCTATCGTGTACAGCGAGCCCCAGAACGCCGAGTGTTCAAGATTGACGTGGGCAACATGCCCAGCCACATGGCCATGGCCTTTGTGGAACGGGTCAAAAACGAAATGCATCAACGACGCATTCCTACCAACACCGGTGGCGGCGCCAACATGATGGATGCCAGCTACAATCCACTCAGCATCAACGAAGACTACTTTTTCCCCAGCGCATCAGACGGTCGTGGCAGTTCGGTAGAAGTCCTGCCTGGCGGAACAAATCTGGGCGAAATCGACGACTTAAAATATTTCAACAACAAGATGGCCCGTGGTCTGCGTGTGCCTTCTAGTTACTTACCCACCGGCCCAGACGATTCTAGCCTGCCCATGAACGACGGACGTGTGGGCACGGCCTTGATACAGGAATATCGCTTTAATCAGTACTGCAAACGTCTACAGAACCTGATCATGCAGAAGTTGGATGACGAATTCAAGATGTTCTTGCACTGGAGAGGCTTCAACATTGACTCCAGTCTGTTCAACATTACCTTTACTCCACCACAGAACTTTGCGACCTATCGCCAGGCTGAAATGGACAACACTCGCATACAGGCCTTTACACAGCTGGAGCAGTTGCCCTACATGAGCAAACGCTTCATGTTAAAACGCTATCTAGGCTTGACCGACGAGGAAATCCTGGAAAATGAACAGGCCTGGAGAGAAGAGCGCGAAGAACCTGAACTGGAAACCACCCAAGGGCAGGATCTACGATCAGTGGGCATCACCCCGGCTGGCTTGGAAAGCGATATCACCGCCGGCGAAGAACTAGCCGGTGCCGAAATAGTTCCTGGAGCTGGCGCAGCAGGAGCTCAGGCTCCGGTAGCAGGACAAGCACCCGGCGCAGGAGCACCACCAGCACCCGGCGGAGCGGCTCCTACTATACCCGGTATCTAATAAATACAGCATGATCCTGAACGAAATATACCAAAAAAGTCCTGAGGCCTATCAAGATCTCAGCCAAGATAACAGTCAGCCCACGCTAAAGAACCTGCGCAAGACACGTCTAACTCTGCGTCAAATCAGCAAATTGCGCCAGATGAACGATGTGCGTAGCTACGAATACAAAGAAAAACTCAAGCTGGTCAAGAAGCAGTACGCACCAGCCCCGGCTGCGCCGGTCATGTAAAAACGGTACCAGTTATTACGATTCCGTAATAAAAGTACCAGTTTTCCTCCTCAAAAGTACACATATTTCCTCTCACGTGTAAATATTCCACGAGCCATAACTTTGGAGGAAAAAATATGACATCGAAATTTGAACAGTTGATCGAATACGTGATCAATGATGAAGAGGCGAAAGCCAAAGAATTATTCCATGATATCGTGGTTGAGAAAAGCCGCGAAATCTATGAGAACCTCATGAATGAGGAAGAAGAAGATCTTGACGAAGCTAAGGAAGAAGATGCAGAAGAAGAGTTGGATGAATCTGCAGAAGAAGAATTAGACGAAAGCATGGAAGAAGAAGAAATGGACGAGTCCATTGGCGGCGATGCTTCTGATGACTTGATCGACGACGTTGAAACCGACGAATCCGGCATGATGGAAAACGACGAGGAGTTTGACGACGAAGCCGAAGAAGACGGCGAAGACCTCACACACGACATGGAAAAAGACCATGACGAAGGCGACATCGAAGATCGCGTGGTTGACTTGGAAGACAAGTTAGACGAATTGATGGCCGAGTTTGAGTCATTGATGGCCGGCGAAGAAGGTGAGCACAGTGATTTGGCAGGCGAAGAAGGTGAAGAATTGGCCGGTGATGCATTGGCACAAGACGACACCATGGCTTTTGCCGATGACCAAATGATGGAAAATGTCACATTAGACAAGGTTCCAGCTCCAACACACGGCGATGATGGTGCCAACAACAAAAGCGTAGTTGCTTTTAACAGTGGCGCAAAAGGTATGGCAGCGAGCCCAGTCAAAATGACCGGTGATACAGCTCAAGGCCGTCCAGCACCAAAATCTGGCGATTTGCCAGAAGCAGGCAAGTTTAAGAATGTACCAGGCAAAGGCACAGCCAACAGCAAGTTAGCAGCTGCACCCAAGCCAGTTACAGCACAAGCCGCTGGTGTAAACACAAAAACACCTTTTCCAAAAGGTTAATTCAGAGATATGGCTCGATATCTAAAAGAACATCTAAGCTTCACTCAGGCGGGCATTGAATTGCTCACTGAGGAAGCCCACGATGGCTCTGGCAAGACCATGAAGTTACGTGGTGTTTGCATTGAGGGCGGCGTAAGAAACGCCAACGAGCGTGTATATCCTGTAAATGAAATTGCCAAGGCAGTTGATACCATCAACGAACAGATCAAAACCGGTCACTCAGTTTTGGGCGAAGTTGATCATCCAGATGATTTGAAAATCAATCTAGATCGTGTGAGTCACATGATTGAAAAAATGTGGATGGAAGGTCCAGCTGGCATGGGCACATTAAAGATATTGCCAACACCCATGGGCGAACTGGTCAAGACCATGTTGCAGTCGGGTGTGAAATTAGGTGTTAGTAGTCGTGGCAGCGGTAATGTCAACGACCATAACGGACATGTCAGTGACTTTGAAATCGTCACTGTAGATGTGGTTGCTCAGCCAAGTGCTCCAAATGCATACCCCACAGCGATCTACGAAGGCCTGTTAAATCATGCCGGTGGACAACGCCTGTTGGACATGTTCAAAGACCCAGCCAAGAGCAACAAAGCACAGAGATACGTCAAGGACGAAGTAGTTCGTCTGATCCGTGGTCTCAAGATTGAAGGGAAATAATATGCTAGATGCTATTAAACCGTTACTAGATAGCGATCTGATCAACGAAGAAGCTCAACAGCAAATCTCAGAAGCATGGGAAGCCAAGTTGAACGAAGCTCGTGAACAGGTACGTGCAGAACTCCGCGAAGAGTTTGCACAACGCTATGAGCATGACAAGTCAGTGATGGTGGAAGCCCTGGATCGTATGGTAACAGAAGGTCTAACCGCAGAACTCGAGCAGGTACAAGCTGAAAAGCAAGCACTCGCAGAAGATCGCGTCCGTTTCCAAAGCAAGATGAAAGAGTCAGCCACAAAGTTCAACAACTTTATGGTTACCAAACTTGCTGAAGAAATTGGCGAACTGCGCAAAGATCGCAAGATGCACAGTGAAGGTATTGAGAAACTGGAAAGTTTCGTAGTACATGCACTGGCACGCGAGATTCAAGAATTTGCAACAGACAAACAAGATGTGGTCAACACAAAAGTTCGTTTGGTGCGTGAAGCTCGCGCTCAGTTGGAAACACTCAAGGCACGTTTTGTAACAGAAAGCGCCAAGAAGATGTCCAACGCTGTTAGCACACATCTTAAGGGTGAACTCAGTCAGTTGAAAGAAGACATCAAGGTTGCTCGCGAGAACAATTTTGGTCGTCGCATTTTTGAAGCGTATGCCAGTGAATTTGGCGCAACTCATTTAAATGAGAAGCAAGAAGTTCGTAAACTGCATGACACAATCGCTGCCAAAGATGCTAAATTGGCCGAAGCCATCAAATTCACCCAGAAGGCGAAAGTCCTGGTTGAAAACAAAGAACGCGAAATACGTATCATCAAAGAATCTAATCAGCGTGAAGCTGCCTTAGAGGAATTGCTGGCTCCTTTGAACAAGGAAAAAGCAGAAGTGATGCGTAATTTGCTCGAAAGCGTACAGACAACACGTTTGTCCAGTGCTTTTGAAAAGTATCTACCAGCGGTTTTAGAAGATCGTTCCACAAAAGCCTCCAAGGTGATTGTAGAATCATTATCCGAAGCCACTGGCGATAAATCTGCCCGCAGTCCAGATGCAGATCAAGTTGAAGAACAATCCAACGTGATCGATCTAAAGCGTTTGGCAGGGCTGTAAACCAAAGACATAATAAAGGAGACTTAAATGTCACAAGAATTATTAGAAGGTCGTTGGGACGAAACCAAGGATGCGTTGCTAGAAGGCCTCACAGGCTCCAAGCGCAATTCCATGAGTGTAATCCTTGAAAATACCAAGAAGTACTTGCGTGAAAATGCAACTTCTGGTTCAACTGGTTCTGGTAACATCGCTACATTAAACCGTGTGATTCTGCCAGTGATTCGACGTGTTATGCCAACTGTTATCGCTAACGAGTTGGTCGGCGTACAGCCAATGACAGGTCCTGTTGGTCAAATCCACACATTGCGTGTTCGTTATGCACAGAGTTTGCAGGATAACTCACAAGCTGCTACCAGTGTTACAGCTGGCCAAGAAGCTTTGAGCCCATTCACAATCGCTACTGCATACTCCACTGTACCACAAGGCCAAACAACAGCTAGTGGTTACACTGGTAACAACACAGCAACAATGGAAGGTACAGGCGGTAAGCAAATTTCCGTACAGATCTTGAAACAAGCTGTTGAAGCTAAGACACGCAAGTTACAAGCTCGTTGGACATTTGAATCTGCACAAGACGCACAAGCCATGCATGGCATTGACGTTGAAGCAGAGATCATGGCTGCTCTTGCACAAGAGATCACAGCTGAGATCGACCAAGAGATCCTCTTGAGCCTCCAGACATTGGCAGCTACAGAGTACACATACAACCAAGCTACTGTATCCGGTACAGCAACATTCGTTGGTGATGAGCACGCCGCTTTGGCAGTGTTGATCAACCGCGTTGCTAACTTGATCGCTCAGCGTACACGTCGTGGCGCTGGTAACTGGTGTGTTGTATCTCCAGCTTCCTTGACTGTATTGCAGTCTGCAACAACTTCAGCTTTTGCTCGCACAACAGAAGGCACATTTGAAGCACCTACAAACACCAAGTTTGTTGGTACACTCAACGGTGCAATGCGTGTGTTTGTAAACAGCTATGCTCAAGATACACAAAGCGTGTTAGTAGGCTATAAGGGTACAAGCGAGGCAGATGCTGCCGCGTTCTATTGCCCATACATTCCTTTAATGAGCAGTGGTGTTGTATTAGATCCATCAACTTTCGAACCAGTCGTATCATTCATGACACGTTATGGTTTCGTAGAGTTGACCAACACAGCATCCAGCTTCGGTAACGCAGCTGACTATGTTGGCGAGATCGCTGTACAAAACTTGTCATTCTCCTAATCAGAGAAGCACAGAATCATCTTGTCCTTCGGGATGGGAAGAGCAAGAAGGCACCGCAAGGTGCTTTTTTGTTGGCCGCAGGCATAAGTAACAGATAACACAAGGAACAGAATCATGGTAGCATTCACAGTACAGATACAAAACGGATGGCAGGTAGGCCCCGGTTGGCAAATGGGTGCGGTCAGCGGCAGTACTCCAACTCCCGGAGTTGACGGCTCCTTTGGCTATGCCGAAATGAGCCCACCTGTCATAGCTGGAAATCAACTGGAAGACAGCACAGCTACAGTAAACGACCCTACTGGTTTTACCATCAACAGTCCTTTGTTTTCCGCAAGCGGTCCCAGCACCGGCACTGGTTTCCTAGTCTTATCTACCACAACCAGTAACAACACCTTCCTAAATACTCTGCCAGGACCGGCATTCTATAACATTACCTTGGGTGCCGGCAGCACCGCTACCAACGGCACAGCATACATCAGCGGTATTTCGCCCTTGATCATGTATTTGAGCGAAGGCTTGACTTATCCGTTTACTGTCAACTATCCTATCACCATCACCAACACCACACCCTTGCCTAGCCTGACCATCAATGCTGGTGACTTTGGCTCCGTTAGTGCTGTAGGAGGATCGTGGGATGGAACCTACTATACTGTTCCTCCTGGCTCCAATGTGTATAACTACTATCTAGAGTTGTTGGGTGCCAGTCCCAGTGCTCAGTCCACCATTGACAGCTTCTTTGCCGCAGCTGGACTCAGCACCACCAACTATCCAGGTTATGTGTTCCAGGCCCTGTGGGCTGACGGCCGCATTGGTCTAGTGCGTGCTGGTTTTGACGACAATGCCGGCTCTGGCCGCATGTATCTTAGCCCAATCGACAGCACCGACCCTGCCTGGAGGACCAGCGGCGCAGATCCAGCCACAGTTCCAGCCTTGGCCGGCGCCTGGAAGTTTCCGGTCACTCTGACAGCCTGGACCCCCACCATAGAACTCACCAACTACTGGTGCTAAACTTATAAAGGAAAAATCATGACAATATTCACAGCAGATCCACAACCCGGAGATCCAGGTTT